CTTTCATCGCACGTAAATCATCCAGTCATAAAAACACTAAGCCGAAGCTCAATGCGCACATAGACATTTCAAAAAAGCCTAAAGAGGAAAATAAACCTCAAGTAAAAAATGATATTAGTATTAAAAAGTCACGAAAGTCACGAGCCAAGAGTCCTAATACTATAATAAAAACTTCCCTAAAAGGAATGAGTGATGAAGAAAAACGTAAACATAAAAACGAAGTAAAAAAAAGATCTTATCTTAAACGTAAAAAGCTTGGAACTTTACCAGCTAGAACTCCTGAACAGATTGAAGCTGAAAGAGCATATTCCCGTAAGTACTATTACGATAATAAAGAAGCTGAAACTAAAAAGCGTAAACAATACCGTGAGTCATTAAGCGAAGAGAAAAAACAAGCTCGTAAGGATAAGATGGCTGAATGGCAAAAGAATAACCGTGAGCTAGTAAATCAAAGGGCTAGAGAGTGGAAAAAACGGAAGAGAGAGCTTAGTAAATGCAAGTTGAATTCATAAGGTTTTATGAAAGACAAAAGTATCGTAATGTAAGTATCTTTAAATGCCATTGCGGTAATTTATTTAAGTGCCGTGATGATTCGGTGCGTGATGGACTAACTACATCATGCGGGTGTGTAAGAGCTAAAAATGCGAGTAATTTATGGAGGGGTAGAAATGCGACCAAAAAGAAATGATAAGCAAACTGATATTGATGAGTTATTTTCAAAAGTAAAAGATGAATACGATGCTATAGTAGTAGTAGGTAAGTTAATGGAAAAATACGATGTAACTACTAAAACGAAAGACTCGATTAAAACGATTGTAAAAGAACTTATTGACTTTGGGTTTAACCTTGGGTATAAAGAAGGGTTAAATTCTAAAGCTTAGATTTTAACTCATACATATCCTCATGTGTAGCTTTATTTTGAAGGCTCTCTGCAATTTTATCAAGCAATAACTCGACTATTTCTTTAGTAAGATTGCTCGCTATCATATTGATTAAGATTTTTGTCCACATTTTATGCCACCTTTTCAAATGTAATTCCATCGTGCGAAACAAGGAATCCTTTATAATCACCGACAAACATTGAGCACTCACAATGAAGCCACGCATTTTTCTCTATAATACATTTTCTTAAGTCAGGAAGCAAGCCACCTTTGTGTGCCATCATCAAAGCATTAAACGCTTCTTTCAAATTCATCTCTGGCTTGATGTCGGCTGCTTCAAATCTGCAATGAGATGATAGCTTGCGCCCACCTTTCCCATCTTGCACCGAGCCGACAGCCTTATTTAAACGAGCATTGCGATACCCTGACGTAACCTTAATCGGTTTGTCCCCTAAGATATGGCGTATTGATTCCAATAGCTTAGAGAGCCGTTTCCCTGCTAATAAATACTGTTTAGCGTCAAGTCTATTTTGCGCTACCATTTCGGGGTGATGTTCGCTATCCGTTAATTCTTTTAACGTGAAGTATTCACTAAAGCCGTTCATGCTATCCCTTTATGACTGTTGCCAATAAAGCCGCTAATACAGCCGTAATAACTAGCCAGTTCAATCTTGAAATCGTATTTTCAAGCTTTTCAATTCGTGCATTTTGTCTCTTTGTAGACTCAACTTCAAGCTCATTGTGTGATTTAAACTCTTGTCGTAATAATCGAACATCTGTTGAGATCTCATTTTGCTTCTCAATCGCTTGCTCAATTTTCAAAAGAGTGGTATTTGTTTGCCGAAGCTCAAAGACAAAGCTTTGATGATTGCTCTCTAGGGTGTGTACTCTATGTTCTATTTCAGGTGTTGGCATATTAATAGCATCCTATTTTATTTTACGTCAATTCTAACTAATTTTTGATACTTCGCCAAATCTTCAACATCATCATAAGCGGAAGATCCAAACGCACGAACTGCCAAATACATTTTCTTTGCTAATGACTTGCTTACGCCACTTGATAACATCGCTTGATGAAATAGCTTATCACTTGTCTTACGGTCAAATAACTGTGAAGCATATAGAGCGTCATGTAAGCAAGCAGCCGATGAATATAGTCCGCCCATTGGACAGCCTATCCAGCTCCATAATGCTTGCGGGATACTTGCTCCATCATAATCAAACGACGGCAGTATAGTTATGCAAAATCCGTATGTGTTGAATGTAAGCGGATTAATAACCTCGAAGCTTTGCTCACCGATTAAGCGAACATCTAGTTGGGTCTCAAAGTGTGGTTTCATCGGAATATCGATAAGCAACAAGAAGTTACATCCGCGGCAGTTGTTCCATCTCCAGCTCCGATTTCTACGCATGAAGAAGTCATTATTAATATGCTTCCGTCGTAGTTAGTCGCTTTTATGCCAATATTTCTACCACCAACACCATTCGTATTTAACCCAGTAATTGAATAATTTTCATCTTGTATCGGGATTGTGATATTAACTCCCCAGTCCCCGACTCCAAAATCTGCAACACTGTTCACATTACCGCTTGCTCGTATTGATACAAATCTAAATGTAATCGACACAGCGGATAATACAGTCGTAGCAACAGTTGTGATGGTGAATGTGGTAGGCGATAATACCGTAACCATATATTTACCCGCAACGACACCAGTTAAAGCATAAATATAATTGCCCGACGTAAGAAGATGGGGTGTTGTAGTTGTAATGGTTGCTGTTGTTGACCCTGATGTACGGCTTACGGTTGAAGTTCCGCCCGCAAATGTACCCGCAGTTGTACCGTCAAAATTTACCCACGCTCGACATCCGTATAATGGAGCCGAACCACTCGCGTTAAATAGAGTAGTAATTACGCCATTAACCCAAGTTCGCAAATTTGCAAACGTAACCTTATTTAATAGCCCAGTAACGCTATCCCATATTCCGAACTCATCCGCATCAATAGGAGTTGTCTTTGATGTTGAAGCGTGTGTCAATGCTCCGATGGTGTAAATAACCCATCCTGCGCCCGTCGGAATGTTCGTGTTTGCTGCTGTCGTATTTTGGTAAAGCTTATATCCGCTACCTGAGTCATATCGAACAATAGCGTCCACGTCATAAGCAAAAGCAGTACCGCCATTATCAGCCGACGTGATGTATTCGGGAAATGTATTAGTTTGATGTAATCTGATATTAGAGGTGATGTCCGCTAACACTTGGTTCATCTTATCCCGCTCAATCGCTTTTGATAGCGGGTCAGTAGCAGGGTCGCGAGCATAGTCAGCCCCATACCCTTGGTAATATGATACAAGTCCAGTAACGTCGATAGCGTCAGGGACTGCTGTTTTATCTCCTGCGGTCGCCCACGGATAACGGAAAAATTTAGCCATTAAAAACTCCTAAAATAAGATTGTATTCCATCACGTATAAATCAACTCGACAGTAGATGGAACGGGTAACACGTCGTAATTTTGCAAGATGTATTTCGCTGTACTTTCGGGCGTTGTCGGGAATACAATAGTGATAGTCATGTCATAATTATCCACTATGTAAGCATCACCAAACAACTCTTTTAAAGCAAAATTAATCTCCGGAACCGTCGCACTCGATGTGATACGAAGATATCGCAACATCAATATCATACGCTTTTGTACTGTTGTTAATTGTACCGCACCCGAAGCAACCGCGGAAAAGTTCGACTGATAGAAATTTGTGTAATAAGTACCAAAACCGAATATCCGCTTTGTGCCGTCCGATACTTGTGTCGCAAACGATACGCCCAAAATAGAAGCCCATACCGCGCATCCAAAATCGTTAGCCGTTCTCAAATCAAAAACATCGCGATACCAATCATCCCAAAATTGATTATGATTCGCGTCGATCCACTCTTGGTGCTTAAATATTAACTGCTGCAACTTCTCCGCATCGTTATACTGCCAAAGAAGAACTTGAGTAATATCAATAGGGGTCATACGATAACTACCTGAACCGATGATAATGTGATGGTCGCTATCTCGTTTATAGCGATAGCCATCTCAGTCGTTTGATAAATAGCCGTTGAAGCAAGCGCGACTTCTGATGTTAGGATATACACCCCAGCGATAGAAGAGACAGCACCAGCAAGCTCAAACGGTGATACAGCACCACCTACAACGAAGCCCGGCTCACCTTCAATCAATCCGCTTGCATAATCTACTATCTTCTGCTTAATCGTAGCCGTCGGGTCACCCGTTGCACCCGATACACGAATCGTGATTTTTGACAATACAGGTATCGCAGTAGGTCGTGAGAATTTCACCGAATAAGATTGCCCACTTGTCGGGTCTACTGTCGCAACAGTAACCGTTCCATTATATGCCGCGCCCGCTGTCTTGTTCTGCAAAAGAGCTTGTGCGATATCAGCGTCAGTACCGCCATATATACACGCATAAATTGAATGCGCTACCATAGAGATGCCGTCTATCGTTGTTGTGGCAGCTGCTGTATTTTCCCGATAAGATAATGAAGCAACGCCTTCAACCGCATACAAAGCGGATATTATAGCCTCATTAGTGCTTATCCCTTGAAGTGCCAACGTGTTACGTCTATCGAGCCAAAATGAAGCGTCGGACTGCGTATTTACTCCTATTGTTCCAGCAGAAGCATTAGTGATAGTCGCCCACCCTAAAATTCCATCTGTTATAATAGTTAGCGCACTAGCCAAACAAGGGATGGCTCCAGTCTCTACCGACTGAAAAGGAGCGTCAATACTTCCTCCTACTGGTATAGTCGTTGCGGAAGTACATTCAAACAAATCGCCTGCAGCTGTTTCAGCCAAAGCCCCTGCGTAGATAATGGTTCCTGAATCTCCCGTAACAGTAGCGGTAACCGTCGTGTGAGTCGCTACGGTTCGAGATAACCCGCTCAATGCCGCGATAGCGTCAAGAAACGTACCAGTTGCAAGATTAGGGTTAATTTGGTTTGCCAAGTCTGCATTATTACGAGCGATACCCGCGCGAGTCAATGCTTCTGCCGACATCATAAGCCCTTGTGGAGTCGATGGCGTAAGGTCTAAATCTGTTCCAAAAATAGCCTGCCATTCAGCTTGAACTTCGGCTAAGATAGTATCAGTATCTGGAACGATAACCCCAGTTGAGGTGATGTAATCATAAGCCAAGGTTAGCCTCCCCATTTATTGTATTTATTACCGCATTATAATAGAGAATATTCTCACTCACAAACGCCGATAGCTCAGGCACACTTTCGACCCCTTCGACCTTCATTAATGCTTCTCTTAAAGCATTTTCGGCTTGTGCGATATTAGGCGCACCGCTCCATATCATCTGAAAATTAGGGATACCTTCATCACCCTGCAACACAAGCTCCCCGAGTGATGTCTTGACCGCGTGTTCACACGTCTGCATAATTGCGCTTAATCCAGTCGATAGCGATACGCTTCCGCTCGATGATAATACCAGGTCGTTATTTGTTCCCGTTGTTAATGTTGTCATTGTGGTACTCCTGAAATTCCAGTCCCTACGGATACCCCGCCATGTTGATGAGTTGCTCCGATATTTACGCCATTATGGGTAACTGTTCCGCCCGTGATAGCGACTCCGCTTGCAGATACTTCCATCTTGACTGCACCGACTTTTGTCGTTACCATCGTATCAGATAGCGTTATCTTCACCGAGCCGTCTAAGTTTTGAAGGACTGTTTTGCTCACGTCCTCTCCTGCGATAGTATATCCTCTCATCACGTCAGGGAAAAATACCGAGTCCGAGAAATTATGCTTTCGTATCGTGTTTGGAGCAGATGCCGAATAAGATTGAAGGAATAGCGAAATATCCCTATCACTTGCTTTAATCCATCCGAGATCACCCGCGTTGAGATTGAAGTTGAGGATAAATCCACCGCCTCCAATTTGATATACCGGAATACTTGCAATCGTCGCGCGCTGTATGGTCGTGTTTGATGTTGTCATCATCATAATCAACGGCTGGACGGTGACTCTATTTTTAACGCGGTCATACGCTATAACTTTAGCGGGCAGCATTCCGTCAAGCGCTTGCAGTTCTTTCCCTAAAATATGGCGTAATGCCCCTAACAAATCACCTTCGTTAGCTGGGTCAATAGATGGTTTGTGTGTACTCATAATCGTTTAGCCACCAATATTTTTGTTATAATTATAGCTGTTTTTATGGTATAATTAAAACGTTATGAGATTGATAGAGGTTTGAAGTAACATTCCTCAACCTCTTCAAGCTTCTATCAAATTCAAGGTTGAGGAACCTGTAATGCAAGAAAAATCAATAGCTAATATTGAGTTAATCTCAATAATCGGATATCAATATCCAAAAGAAACTTCTTCAAAAAAATGTAAATATGCTCTATATAAATGTTATTGTGGAAACACTTTTAGAGCAATCGTCGGGAATGTTAAAAAAGGCACTACCACATCGTGTGGATGCTTCCATAAAAAAGTGGTTTCTAAAAATATGTCTACACATGGGTTAAGCAATACGAGATTATATAACACATGGGGTCATATAACAGGAAGGGTCGAAAATAAAAATAATTCAGACTTTGAATATTATGGTGGGCGCGGAATAACTATGTCCGCCGAGTGGCGTAATGATTTTATGTCTTTTTATAATTGGGCTATACAAAATGGTTATGAAGAAGACCTGACTATTGACCGTATTAATAACGACGGAAACTATGAACCAGATAATTGTAGATGGGTTACGCGAACTATCCAATCGCGAAATACTAGAAAAATTATGGCAATTAATAAAAGTGGCTATAGAGGGGTGTCGTGGAGTAAAAAAGATAAAAAATGGAGGACTCAAATTACAATCAATAATAAAACTAAATGTATTGGTCATTTCACTACTGCACTTGAATCCGCAAAAGCATACGACAAGTACGTTATAGAAAATAATTTAGAGCATACGAAGAATTTTACTTAAATTCTTCGACACTCCGCTACTAAATAGAAACTGTTTTGTCTGTTTGCGATATCAAACGATAACTTATAAATGACATACGTACCATTTACGGACGGATTAATCTTGCTCTCAACAACTAACGCTCCACCGATAGCCGACTCATTGTTGTATAGATATTTCACCTTGATACCATGCTCAGTTATCTCAGGAATACCAATCATTCCAGTTTCGAGATTAAGCGTTTGAGATTTACCATTAAGAGGAACATTTCCATCTTTTATTATGAGCTTATCATCATCGATAAAGGCATTGACTCCTCCAGCACGTCCAAGCTCTTCCACTTGCTTAAGCTTACCGCCCGTAAAGGAATAATTGCTTATCTTTTTATCTTGAGCCTCAAACGATAACGACAGCCCCAAATCTTTTGCAACGTCTTTTGCAATTGCTTTTAAACTCGCTTTTTCACCTTGTGACTTCGATACGATATCACCCTTCGCGGTGCTTTGTGTTTGCGCCTTAATACTTAACTCAATATCAGGCGGTTGTGATGGTACGGCTGAAATAATATCCCCGATAAAGACTTGTGATAATCCAGTCGATACACGCCCAGCTTCGAGTATTAATCGCTTAGGAGTCTTTGACTTCGTGAATGGTGATGTTTCAGATAGGATGTAATCGCGCACCGTCTTAGATAGGTTTGAGATTTTAACCTCGCACTCATTCTCGTTAGCATTAGCGTATTTTGTTCCCGACGCTTCAATATTCAGTTCTTCGTAATATTGAATTTTGCCGTTCACTTCAATTCCAACGCGAACTCTTCGAGAGTCAATAGGCATTTAGAAAATCCACTTCAACGGCAGTTAGGTAGACGAGTGATTGAGATAGCCCAAACTTGTTATAGTCGGGAGCTTCGCCATTCTCCGTAATGAAAAATAGGTTACCACTTCCTAATGTGAGATATTGGTATGGGACGATAGGACGGTACGCCATCGCACGTACACCGCTTATCTTAAGCTCGCCATCAATTGAGACATCCGCGATAACGCTGTCTGCTGTCTTTAATACGACATCAAAAGAGAACCCGTCAATGTCAAAACTGAACGATTGGTTTGCGGTCTGCTGAAGTGTGATTTCTATCATTTTAACCATCCATATAATACTGAGCTTTTCTTTTCAGATACGGCACTAGCGCCCGTACCGTTCATCTGCTTTTTACCGCCGTTTGCCGTCTTGGTGTTTCGCTTATCCTTTGGAGACGATACCTTCGGTGCGCTACCCGTCACAAAAGTGGCGAACTTGACCTCATTTAATTTAAGTGCCAAACCGATAGCGTCGTATAAATCCGCGTCTTCATCGTGAGGCATTGCAGAAATAATCATAGAGCGATATGTACCGCTTCGAGTTTGCACCGTCAATAGCGTTGACTTTTCAAACACCTCTTTAATGGATTGATATACCGAGCGATAATCAGAAGATGATAATATCATCGATAATTCAATCTCAATAGGGTTTATCACCTTGTGGTCTGTAATGGTCGTACCATCTTCAACGGGATGACTCATCACAGAAGCTGTCGTGTTTACTTTTGCCTTGATTGGACGAGCATTTACAAACAGTTGAACAGATGAGTCCTGCGTGAATACCCCGATAACGTCCTGAGCTGATGTTGAGTATTGTGTGTTATTAGCCATTAAGCAAGTATCCCATCATCGTAGTTTGAAGTGGCGCGTTTTAGCTCGCCCTTCATGTGACCGCCAACACTTCGAGCGATACCTGCTGCGTCGGTGGCTTTTGTCTTGACTTCCACTTTGCCGACGGTAACGGTTGTATTTTTTGCCGACGTTCTGCTGTTTGAAATAGCCGCCGAGTTGGTAGAATTAAGAGGAGTTGCACTCGCGCTCCCTACGACCTTGTGTGCTACTTCCATCCCGTCCATACCAAAGAACCCAAGGACTCCATTCATGGCCCCCTTCGCTGTCTCGATTCCTTCCATTATCGTTTTGACTATTGAATCCCATATACCCATGATAACATCGCCCATATGCGCAAAGCCATTAGTGGTAAAATCAAAGAAGAATCGGAAGATATCCACAAGCCCATTGACAATATCGCCTATTACCGGATAAGACTTAGATAGTGACCCTATCATTGAATCGTTACCGTCAATGAAGTTCATGACATCATCATAAAGAAGTGCGAATGCTCCTGCTGCTAAAGCGATTGCAGCACCCATAAGGAGAAATGGAGCCATAGCGGTCAATGCAGCGATACCGGCAGTAATCAATGGAGGCACTAAGAATATCATCACAGCCGCACCAAGAGCGATAAATAGCCCCGTGATAAAGTGGGAATGTTTTCGGAAAAATGATGCTACCTTCCCGAACATATCAATCATCCACTTGAACGCTGGAATAAGTGACCCGCCTACATTTAAAAACATTCCACGAAAGTTCATAGAAAGCTGATCTAAAGCGTCGTTGAATTCACCTGCTTGTTTTGCCTGTTCTGCGGTGACAACTCCCATCTCTTTCTGTTGTTTTATTTGAGCCTCAACTTCGCGTCGTCCTTGCTGTAATAGCATAATCGTACCTTGGTCAAGTCCGAGCTTTTTACCCATACCGATTGACTCTTGCTTACTCATCCCTGCAAACTTATCCGCAAGTTCAGGGAGCACGTCCATTACTTCACGCATTTTACCGTGTGAGTCTTTCAAATTGATACCAAGCTCCTTCCAAAATGGAAGCATACGGGATGTGCCTTTGGTGGCTATCATCGCAAAATCAGCGGATACCATTGCAAGAGTGCCGTGAAACTCCTCAGCACTTCCGCCCGACATTTTCACGGCTTTACCCCATGAGTCCAAATCCTCCGTAGCGACTCCAAGCCCGTTGGATAAATCGTTGAGCTTATCCGCGTAATCAATAGCCCCTGCTATCCCTGATGTCATTGCACCAACCGAGAATATTGCCATCATAGCACCGCCAGCAGTTGCGAGAAGATTGCCAAATGACGAACCGAGCTTGCCCCCTGCTAAGTCTGCGATATTGAGAGTATTAGTGAGCTTTTCGGCTTTCTTATTGGCTTCGTCTGTACCTTTATTAAGGGAGGTTACATCAGAGTCAAAGACGATAAAGAAAGTATCAAGTATTGACAATGTAGTGCTCCTATTTTTGATGATATAGTATATCTATAATTAACATTTTCTACAAATTATCTCATTGGTGGTATGCTCTAAATTATTTTTAATTACATATAAATCATAAGCTTTTGATGCTTCTAATGCTGTTTTAAAAAAACCAATACTAATAGTTTTATTATTTACATCAATTGTAGCTCTCCATAAATTACGTCTTTTTTCAAAATACACCCCTCTGTACCCGCTTGTATTGCTTGACCGTATTTTTTTTGTGTTTCTTGATTGGACTGCCCTTGTCGCCCATCTACAATTGGAAGGTTCATAATTTCCATTTACATTTATGCGGTCAATAGTCAGATCTTCTTGATACCCATTTTCAATAGACCAATTATAAAACGACATAAAATCATTTCGCCACTCGTCGCAGATGGTTATTCCTCTTCCGCCGTAATAATCATAGTTTGTATGTTTTTTATTATATACTCTTTGTTTCATCATTTTCAATATATTATATAATCTATGATTGGTAAGATTGTGCTTAGTATATGCTCGTATTATTTTCATTGCAGTTCCATTTTAGTCATTTTCCCTTGTCGTATCAAACGAGCGGGTAATTAATCCGCTCTCCTCGACTAAAAGGATGATGTATTATATCATAGGTCTTATAAGATAATCACTTTTTCTTTTTAGAGTCTTCCATTGCTTGCCACTCGTTAAAGCGATTTACCACAATAACCTCCCACATATTAAAGAGGTCTTCTACGTCGTAAATCGTTCTAAGTTCGTTTAGCGTCGCTTGCTTTTCGGAGATGACGCATCCGACAATTGGGTCAACATTGACTGGGCTATGCCCTTGATTTTCACCCCTAAACCGTCGAATAAAAGAGATATCTTGCCTTGACTGAAAAAACTGTAGTTGTGACTCAACATCGCCCCGATTATTTTCAGTGCGGTTTCAGCGTCATTCGTATGGTTATCAATTAAAGCAGAAGTGCTTAATGCGATTGACCCGCCTGCCGTTTCAACGTATACGTATTTAAAAATATCGTCACGCACCACTTTTAATGCTTCAAAATCACCGATCTTAGGAACAGCGGAAATGGGGAGACGATAGAATATTTCCATCCCGACAGTAGCAGGGAAGCGTGAGAGAGTAAATTTTCGTTCTACCCCGTCAATATCGACGAGGGTTATTTCTTGAGGTTTTATCATATCAGAGCCTTTAAATATTTATGATAGGGCGCTTACAGCCCTGTAACATTCTCAAAAGCCCAGCTATACGCCTTGCTTTTTAATCGACCAGCAGAAGCGACACCGTTACCGGCCATTGCATCCGTTAGCTTTCCACCCGTATAAGTCACGTTCTTACCGTCAGGGTATGCCACAGTCATCGTGATAACGTCCTGCGCTGACTTCTTACCCTTACCGACACGATTAGCTTCCGCCACTACTGACAAGTTCTTATCATCATCGCTGTTTGGGATGATATTCATCGTCAAAGTAAGCGGTGCCGCCTTCGACCATGTAACCAAATCCCCATTAAGTCCCATTGCTTTATCAGCGATCTGCATTGATGGGATATCTAATGAGTCCCCATCATCTGCAAACTGTGACACCTGAAAGCCAGCCGGAAAAGATACCGACGCTTTAACATTTACTACTAAACCAAATCCTGAAATATCCGCCATTTACGACTCCTTAAATTAGTGTATGCACGCCCTGAATTTGGCGAACCACATCATCCTTGGCATACAAAAGAGTATACAAAGCCTTCCACTCAGTGCGACTATCAACCGTTACGTAGCTCTCAAGCGTACAATCCAACCAATACCCGATTGACTGAACCTGATGGAATGCCAAATCGTCACCCGTTACTGAACCGATATAAACCTTTTGAGTCACGTTAAGCTCACGACCCACTGAGATGGTTCCGTTAAACAATGCGCGATCGATAACGTCTTGAATAACGCTGATCAACTGAGCACGTCCGCCCGCGTTTGCCGATACTTTTGGCATAGCGATTAAGAGACTCATAATCGCTGAGCCTGCCGCGTCTTTCAACCATTGCTCGTTAGCGTATGTATTCATATCAACTGGAGCAGTCGTACCACCCATAAGAACACCGCGCTGATAGAAGTCAATGTTCTGACCAGCTGTCTGAGTACGTCCGTAATAGTTCACACGCAACCCATCGTATGTTGTCGATAGTGTAGTCGTCGTAACAGTTGGAGTGACTGCAAACTGCTGAAACATATAGTTCTGAACACTATTACGTTTTGCGTAATTCGTAGCAGCTAAGATGGTCATAGGAATCATCTCGTGATACTCATTAGCTGGCCCCACTAAAGTCAATGAAACTCCAGCGTATCCGATGAGTGCCGCGCTTAATGTTGCCGCGTCT